CGTCAGGTTGCCCGAGTGGCTAACTGGAAACTCGGTATGACTGCTACTCCTATCCCTGGACGAGTACGTGACCTCTGGACTCAATTGGATTTGGTTGAGCCCTGGCAGTGGGGAAGCTTCCATCAATTCGGTATGAGGTACTGCGCGGGACAGCACAATGGATATGGCTACGAGTACACAGGACTGAGCAACGCGCCTGAATTGAAGGGGCGGCTCGATTATGTGAAGTCTCGAGTGTCTCGGGAGGAAGTGAACAAGCACCTGCCCAAGAAGAGAAGGGAAGTAGTACGACTCTCTATAGAGCAGCAGAACAAACCCGCTGCCATGAAGCGCCAGCTTTCTAAGGCCGTACGGGCTCTCAAGAAGGGCGAGGGGGAAGCGCGGGATAGCTTCTTTGAGACACTACTGATGGAAGCTGCGTCTCGTAAGCACAAGTATGTAGAGGACCGCGTTCTTACAGCCATGAAGTCCGACCAGAAAGTGGTCGTGTTTACTGGGCGTCGTTTGGATTGTGAAAGGCTCGCAGATAAATTGAAGAGCGCCTGCCACGAGGCGTGGCAATCAAAGATTTGGTGGGCGCATGGTGGAACAGAGCCCGAAGACAGAGATCGAATCCGCAACGAGTACATGGCCGCGAAAGGGCCAGCCCTCCTGGTGGGGACAGGAGACGCTTGGGGCGAGAGTGTAGACCTACAGGATACTGACCTTGCCCTCATTGCTATGCTGCCTTGGACGCCCGATAAGGTCATCCAATGGGAGGGAAGGTTTGCCCGGTTGGGGCAGGAGCGCCCGGTGTTGGTGGCCTACCTAATCGCCCGGACAACAGTTGATGAACGTGTTGCGGATTTGCTTTTAGAGAAGCTACCGCACGTCGGAGAAATCGTGGAAGACCAAGCTGCAGAAGAGATTGAAACTGCCCTCGAAGGCATCGACCTCACTGAAGGTTCTGCAGAACGTTTGCTGGCAAGAGTTGCCCAGTTGACATCTTCTTGACATCTTGTGTGTTGCAAGTGATAATCAGTATGATACTATATGTGGAGCAGGTACGATGAAATTGTTAGACGCTGGTCCCTCAGAGAGGGGGTGGCACCGCATCCAGAACGTGATCCGGTGTCCACGATTGTTCGCATGGCGCGAGGTAGGGGGGCTCGACTTCCCTATGAGCGCCCCGCTGGTGAACGGATCACTGATCCATGTGGGCTTGGCTCACCACTACCAGAGGCTCAAGGAGAAGCAGACAGGAGGGAACCCAGACGACTGGCTGACCGCATCCGCTGCGATTGAAGCACTCGCCCTGAAGAATGAGGAAAGTTCTCCACTGTGGACGAGTGCTATCGAGCAGATTCAGTATGCCTGTTCGGAGTATATCAGAAACTGGCATTTTGAAGAGTGGGAAGTCTTGGAGGTAGAGTACGAACTACGCGCACATCTTGGAGCGCAGAAGCATCTCTACACCCAACGCGCCGACCTGATTATTCGAGACGTGAATGACCGGGTTTGGATTGTCGATCACAAGAGTGCTTATCGGCTCAACTCTAAGACCCTGCGCCAGCACATACTTGACGGCCAATTTATTGGTTACCAATTATTCGGGAAAGCTAAGTATGGCGAATCCTTTGCGGGTGTCATGGTCAACCGCATCAAGCTGTCCAAGCCTGTCGACTTTGATCGACGTCCCCTTGAGCCTGCACCCCAAGCACTCAAGTGGTTCGTGAAAGTAATCGAGGAAGGCGAGCGCCGGATTGCCCAGTGGGAAGGAAAGCCCATTGAGGAGTGGCCAATGGCTCTCAACAATCAAACGTGCTTTGGGAAGTACGGTGCGTGTTCTGCTTATGACTTGTGTCGCTTCGGCGGGTCTTCGTGTTAGTGTTCTAAATCTGTGTGTATGAGGAGAAAATCATGGCTAAGTCAAATGGAGCTAATGGCTCCAATGGCAAGACTGTTGGGTCAGATGGGGGCGTATTCATCTGCCTCTATGGACCCAGTAAAGCGGGGAAGACAGTCGCAAGCGCGGCGGCAGGAGCAAACGGGGTCTTTATCGGAGCCCCTTCCGGACTCCTGTCTGCCCGAAAGTTCTTAGGGATTGAAAAGCTGGACGTACGAGATGCAACCCTCGTTCCCCAAGCGATTACTGAAATCCAGAAGGCGCTTGAAGAGAACCCTCCTTCAATTGTTATCGACGACTTCTCTCTTATGGTGGAGTCCACCATCAATGAGTACGAGAGTAGCAAGGGGCGAGGCGGCATGTGGTCTGCGCTGACTCGTGACGTTCTGGAGGTTCGTGACATGGCTCGCGCCGCAACTGCCCAGGGAAGTATCGTTATCTTCAACTGCCACGAACAACCCCCGCGCAACTCTTCTGGGAAGTTCATCCGAGGAGGCCCCGCCCTTCCAGGGCAACTGCCCGAGAAGTTCAGTGGAATGGTCGACGTGATTGGCCGCGCTGTTTACGAGGCGACCGCTGCTCCTTGGAAATACCAGCTTTGTTTCCGCCCCCAACCTGACTACGTTTCGGGTGACCGTTTGTCGGTGTTCCCTGGGATGGCTCCCATGAACATTGCAGAAGGGCTACGCGCAGGAGGCTACATCATTGCCTACCCCCCCGGCCTGGAGTGGATAGGCGACGTTGCCCAGAAAGTTTCCGAGAGAATCCTGGAGGAAGGGATCGGTAACTGGTCGACCGTCCTCCAAGAAGTAGCGCAAAAGCTCAAAGGAAAACGGGCTCTTCCGCACATTCGTTGGGCCCTCCAAGATGGGCTACACCGTGCAACTATCCATCACTATGAAACCGTCGAGGCTTTGGAGGCTTTCTCCAGCCCAGACGAGGGAGATGATGGGTTATTCGTTTAGTGGATCGGGGGCAGGAGCCTCGGAGCGATGTTCTGGCGGGCATCGAAAAAGCGAGAGTTTCTTGTCCTTTCACTCGCCCTCTCCGATTGCGGAGCCCCCGGTCCTCTTTCCCTTCCCACTCGCGTGTGTGTTGTGGGTTTCACCGACAGCAAAAAGGAGTCATCTAAATGTCTGTCACAATTGAACTCGACTTCACCGGTCATACCCCCGCAGGGGTAGGTCTCGGTTATCTTGAAACCGGTCTTCACGAGGCCAAGATTGTAGAGTTTCGTCACTACGACGACTCGAACCGTCTTCTCGTGTACATGTTGACGAATGGTATTCGCCATAAGGACAGCTTTTCCCTGTCCGAAAAGGCTATGCCCTTCCTCATGGCCTTTCTCGTCTCGGCGGGTATTCCCGAGGCTAAGTTGAATGGGAAGCTCAAGTTTCCTTTCGACAAGCTCATCGGAAAGAGCGTGTACTTCAACTACACCGCTCCCACCTTGGGCGAGAACGGACGCGCGGTTGAGGGAAGCTATCCCGACTACCGTTACATCCCCGCTGCCTACTACGCACAAATGAAGCAGGCAATGCACACCCCCGCTCCCGCTGAATTTCAGGTAGAAGCCCCAGCCACTAACGGCACGAGTGTACCCGCTCCCGTAGTGGTCGCTGAAACCTCTGGGAGTAGTGAGGATTTCGACTTCCTCTTGTCGTAACCCCTCTCCGCTGGCAGACCGGAAAAAGTCTGCCGCCTTATCCCGGCCATCCGTCTCGGAAATAATACCGCTGCCAATGCGGCGGGGCCGGGTCCCTTTTTAGAGCCCAACAATGCATTTCAAGACTTGCGAAAACTGTGCCTTACGGCACTGCGAGGGTGACCCGGTGCTGCCGGAAACCCACGATGATGACCGTGTGATTCTCTTGGGCGAAGCCCCTGGTGTACACGAGACTATCGAGGGGCGTCCGTTTGTCGGCCCGAGTGGGGTTGAACTACAGCGTGCGCTCAATGCCCTCGACATTCGTAGAGACGAGTGCCACATCACGAACGCCATCCGATGCCGTCCGCCCAAGAATGATTTGGAGGCGCTAAACCTACGCGTGGGGCGAGAAAATCGGAAGAGGGAGAAGCGAGCCCGGGAAGAAGAAAACACTGCGTCCATAGTCGACCGCCCTGTGAGTGCTTGCCGCCCCCTCCTCTGGGAGGAGCTTGCCCAGAGTGGAATCACCAACATCATCTGCTTGGGCAAGACGGCGGCGAAGGCGATTCGTGGTGGGGATGTCTCCATCATGTCTATTCGTGGGGGGTGCGAAGAGGTTTTCGCACCGTGGGATCCCAAGGTGAAGCTCAAGGTCGGCTACACAATGCATCCCGCTTGGGTACTAAGGCAGCCTGCTTACCGGGAGGTTTTCCGGCACGATATCCGAAAGGCTTTTCGGTTCTTCAACGGCTCGCTAAACTGGACCGAACCGAAAATAGTGCGTTCACATCATCCGACAACCATCCACAATTTTCTCTCTCGTCTTGCCCGGATGGGTAAGCCGATTGCCTATGACTTGGAGACGGATGGCATAGATCCCATGACGGCGCGTGTTCGGTGCGTGGGTATTGGGAACGATAGCGAAGCCCTGATTGTAGAGATTCGCAGCATTGACGGTACGCCCCTGGTGAGCCCAGAGAACGAGGAGGAGGTGAAAGAGATCCTCCGCAAGTTTGCTTTGCGTCCGGGTGCCCCCCTCATTGGACACAACGCTGGGCAGTACGACCGGTTGTCTATGGAGTGTTGGTTGGGCGTTCGTCCGAGTTTATCTGTAGACACAATTCTTCTCCACCTGCTCGCAGATAACGAGCTTCCCCACAACTTGGGATTCGTGGGCTCTTTCTACACAGACAACCCTGAAGCGTGGAAGGCGGACCATACTGCTACGGAAGCCGGGACAGACGAGGAGCTTCACATCTACTGCGGAAAGGATGTCTGCGTTACTGCCCGGATTGCCAAGCCGCTCATGGAGGATGTCCGAAAGCGGAACCAACAGCATCTCCTGGGCAGAGAGCATGTGCTCCAGTCTCTTGGCACGTCAATGCAGAAGGTCGGAATGGGTGTAGACCTGGAGAGAGCAGGAGAACACCTGTTCAGGTTGGACAAAGAAGCTAAGTCTCATCTCGAAATCTGCCGGGAATTGACCCACCCTAAATTCAATCCCCAGAGCACCCAGCAGCTTGGGAAGCTTCTGTTTGATGCGTGGGGTCTTGCCCCACACCACTACTCTGAGAAGACCGGAGAGCCCTCGACTGATGACGAGTCTCTTCGCACGATGATTGTCCACTACGGGCTGACCGAAGAGCGTGTTCAGTTTCTCCGCTCGGTTCGACGATACCGGAAGGCATCCAAACTTCTGGGTACTTATGTGCGTCCCCTTATCGAGAAGCAAATCACTCGAGTCCACCCCTGCTACAACCGTCTCCCAGCGACTGGGCGGTACTCATCCAGTAATCCAAATATGCAAAATATCCCAAAAAGTCTAAGGGACATGTTCGTGCCCAGGGAGGGGTACGTCCTCATCGGCGCGGACATGGACCAGTTGGAGTTGCGTTTGATTGCGGAGGAGGCGAATGCCGCGCACTCTATCCGAGTGATTGCCCAGGGGCTCGACCCCCACAACGAGACCATGGAAATCATCTACGGGAAGAGCGTCTGGACTCTCCCGGGTGCCCCCAAAGAAAGGCGAGAGAAAGGAAAGGACACCTTCAAAGCGACCCGAGACATCACGAAGAACTGTCGCTACGCGTGGCAGTATGCGGCTTCCACGAAGCGTATCCACGAGCAGGTTGTCTCGGTAGAAGACGATACGGGTGACCTCATCTTTGCCCACCTAAGCCTGGAAGACGTGCGCCAAGTTGTCCACGGACTCAAGCGAGCAGACCCCGAAGTCCCGAAGTGGTGGCGCATGATTGAGAACCGTTACCGACGTGAGGGTTTCATTGGAGATTCCTTGTGGGA